TGATTTTAAGTCTCGCATTGCCATTTTTATATCCTCCTATAAATGATTACGCACCACATTGTAGAATTTGAACAGCTTCAGGCAGAATTATCTGACCGCCTATTCTTCTTCTAGCAATGTATCGCACATTTCCTGATGTTGCCTGAGTGAATGGATCTCTCATTATTGACATTTGTACTCTGTCCACAATTAAGTAACCTCTTCTAAAGTCGCCAAAAAAGACTGCTTTAGCAGATGAACCTAAGTCAGCTACATCTGTAGCTTCAACATAAGGTGAACCTAAAATTGTGTTTGGTACTCCTACTTGTAATGAGAATCCTGCTTGAAACACATATTGACCAGAACCATCTTGTAGCTTTCTAATTGCAGCTAAAGTTGCTCTGTTAAATACAAATGTTCCATTTCTAGAATAGTCAGGTTTTACTGCGTGGTATAAGCTAATTAGTGAGTTAGCATTTAAACTTGCTGACACACCTGATGCTGTTACACCTACATCTGAGTTTGTTACTATTCCTTCAGGTTTACCTACTGAATTACCGCTAACGAATGCATTACCTTCAGCTTTTGCAAACTGCTCTGTAAATTCGCTATTCATTTCTTGCTCTAAGTTGAAAACTGAATCTTCTAACTCTTGCTCTGAAATGTCTACTAACGCATATAATTCATGTGTTGGTATTTCCTCTAAACCTACCGCATAGCCAGTAGTTTCACTTCTAGTCCCTTGTTCTGCAACAAATGTTGCTGAAAAAGTTGCAGTTCTTTTTGGAATCTGCACAGATCTATTAGTTGTACTTCTAACTCTAGCGATTGATCTTATTGGAGATATTTCTGTAATACCTTTGATTAACTCCTGCACATATTCTGGTGGTGCAAGATAACCAGCAGTATTATCGTTAGAAGCAGTTAGAACCTTTAATTCATCAGGACCTAATGCTTCTTTGCCTTGTCTCAACCATTTGTCAAAAACTTTTTTCTCAGTTGAATCAGCACTTTTATATGCTTGTCCAAACTCAGGTCTTGACATCATAGTCTCAACTTTTTTGACTCTCTCAGCTACTTGATCTTGAGCTAATTTTTGTTTCGTCACCGCCTGGTTTACATCCTCTAATTTATCTAAATCTTTTTCAATTTTTGATAATTTATCAGAAGTAATAGGATCTGCAGAACCTTTAGATTTAATTTCTTTTAGTTCTCTTTGATGCGTTTCCTTAAAAGCTTCAAATGTTTTGCCTAGAGACTCAATAGCTGTTTTAACTTGATTGTTATCCATTGTTCTATCCTCTAAGTTATTGTTTAATAATACTCGCAACTTTATGTAATAAAGCTACAAGCTGTTTGTTTTCATCAGCATCTCGCTGGTTTAAAGACTCAGCTAA